TGAAATAATTAGACAATCTGAACATCATGAAAAAGATGAAGAAACAACCTATAGTAAAAAAATATTTGTTGCTACAGGGCAAGAATATACTATAGAAGCTCGTAAATTCAGACTTAAAGAAAGTTTTGAAACAGACAGTAATTTTGAACCTTTAAAACCAACAGAATAATGAACGTAGTAATTGTAAAAAAAGATAATGGTATTGTAGATGAGATACATGAGGGTATGTCAGATACTATCCGTACTATAACTAATAGTACAACACATCATGGTAAAAAAGGAGATGAAAAAACTTACAGTAAGACAGTTTATGAAGATACTGGTGAAACTGAAACTATATATGTTAAAGTATATAGATTAGAAAAAGAAGTACTTACAAATAAAAACTTTGAAGAGATGGAAGGTGATGTAAGTAATAGTTGTGATTATGAATTAATAAATTAATTAAAAAAATCATGGGTAAAGTAGTAGAAAAAAAAGATGCGACAGTTGAAGATAGATTAGCAGCATTTAGTAATATTTATAAAAATTCATACAATAGATTAAAAAGTGATATGGATTTCTTTGGTCCATCAGTAAATATGTGGGCTAATTACAGTTTAAGTAGTATTAAAAAATTTCATCCTGAATTAACAAATGATGAAATTATAGAGATGTTAAAAAATGAGGTTAAAAAGCTCAATTTAGAACCTTTGAATTTTCATTTTAATCCTAATGACTAGAATAGAAAAGATGTATTCTGATTTTGCAAGTGTACCCACCATTAATATTAAAACAAATGGTGGGTATTTTATTGAACAAGTTTTAGATAATATTAATTATTATACCTATAATATACCAAATTCAAAATATAGTTTATTGAGAAATACTAAAGACAATTTTAACTATTATGTATATATCCATATTAGAAATGATAATAATTCTGTTTTTTATGTAGGTATAGGAACTAATACAGATAACAAATTTAAAAGAGCCTTTGTAAAAAATACAAGAACTAAATATTGGAAGAATATAGCAAATAAAACAGAGTATACAGTTAAAATAATATTTGAAACAAATGATTATAATTTAGTAAATTCTTTAGAGATAGCCCTTATAAAATATTATGGAAGAAAAGATTTAAATGAGGGATTATTAGTTAATAATGCAGATGGTGGGCATACAAGAGTTGGGTATAAACCAACAATGGAGACATTAGCTAAACTTTCTAAAAGTTTGAAAGGTAGAAAAATTAGCGATGAAAATAAACTTAGACTTTCTAAATTGATGATGGGTAATAAAATAATGTTAGGTAGAAAATTGTCAGAAGAGACCAGATTAAAAATTAAGCTATCTAATTTAGGTAAAAAAATGTCAAAAGAGTCAATAGAAAAAATAAGAAAGAAAAATATTGGTAAAAAAAGAAGCCCTGAAGCAATAGAAAATATTAGAAAAGGCTGTATTGGTAGAAAACAAATAGAAGAAACAATAGAAAAAAGAGTAAGTAAATTTAGAAGTTTAGATAACCAAAGACGAAGATTTTTTGCAGTCTATAAAAATAAAGATTTATTATTTATTACAACATCTATAAAAGATTTAAAAACAAAACTAAAAATTTCACAAAGTGTTATATACGCTTTAATAAATGACATATATATTGGTACTAAGTATATTAATTATAAAATAGTAAAATCTAATAAGGAGGAATATTTAAAATGGATAAAATAGCATGGTTAACTTCTTTAGAAGAAATTGATATAATAACACAAGGTGGGTATACTTATGAACAAGTTATGGATAATATCAATTGTTCGAAGAATGCTATATACTGGAGAGTAATAAAACGTACTAAGAATACTTTAGAACCTAGAATGTTATTTTTATCTACAGTGGCTGAATCAATGGAATTGTTTTATACTAATGTAGAGAATCCTATACGTAATACTAATCAAATTTACCTTAGATTTTTAGATTCTAATGTGTTTTGTAGAGAAGCTAATAATTATAAAACTAATGGGTGTTATGTTAGAGGTAGGGCTGGAATGCCATCTTATGAACAATATTGGGATTTACAAGAAGATTTTTGTACTAATGGTGTAGAAATTGAAGGTGTTAGAATAACAGGTAGATATTATTTTACATTGAATTTTGGTAGAATACAAGCTCTACCTATAGATATGCACGGTAATAAATTATCTGATAGTTTACAAGAAACTTTTTTAAGATTTTTAGACCATCAATATTATCTTACTAATGAATGGGATAAAGCTGCTTTATTTGGAGTTTATAAAGATAAAGAACTATATTTAGATTGGTTTCCTTTAAAGACTGAAAAGGACTTTAGACTTCTAAAAAAGAAAGGTCACGCTACTGTCAAGGGACGTCGGAAGGGCTTTAGTTATACAGTAGACAATACATTATATGCATATAACTTTACATTTATTCCCTATTCTACTAATTTTTTATTTGCTTATCAAAAGAACCAATATAAAACAACATTAGATGGAATACATACAACTCTAAATTGGCTTCTTAAAACAACTGAATTTGGCAGAAGAAAAGGTGTTCATAATACAAGAGATAGTTTTAGAGCATCATTTTGGCAAACAGATGAATATGGTACTCCTATTGAGAATGGTTACATGTCTCAAATAGAAGCTAAATCTTTTAAAGACGACCCTTTTAAATCAGCAGGGGCAGCAGCTTATATGATTGGTGTAGAAGAAGCTGGTTTATTTCCCAACTTATTGGAAACATATGCTGTCAGTATTGAACCACTTATAAGGGTTGGAGAAACGTACATAGGAAATTTCTATACGTGGGGTTGTATAATGAAAGATTACAAGGTATGGGATGGTACTGGTAATTTAGTAAATATACAAGATTTAAATGCTAATAATAATATTTTAGGATTTGATAATGGTGTATCTCAAGAACCTATTACTAATTACCATACTACTCCTATAATAAAACCATGTTATGAATTAACTACAAACACTGGTTATAAATTAGGTTGTAGTGATGACCACCCTATATTATGCGCTACTACTAAATATACTAAGAGAGGGGTTGTAAATGATAAAAGGACAACGTTAAATGCTCTGTACCAAAAAGTAGAATGGAAAGAAACAAAGGATTTAAAAGTAGGAGATAGAATTGCTGTAATAGATGAAGTAAACATATTTGGAGATGTTGATGTATGGCAACCCAGATTAATAGGAATGTTAATAGGAGATGGTAATTATGCATTTGATGGTACAGTTAGATTGCACAATGCGGATAGTGAAATATTAAATTATGCAGAAAGTAGGTTTGAAACATCATTTAGCCCAAGTGAAGCATATGCTACCAAAGATGGTAGATTATTTAAATCATTGCGTATAAAAAATATTACCAAAAAATTAAGAGAGTTAGGTATATTTGGGCAAACAAAAGATAAAAAAAGACTTCCCAAAGATATATTCAACAGTACCAAGTATAATGTTACAGAATTAATAGCAGGTTTATTTGATACTGACGGTGAAGTTATAATTAGAAAAGGTAATTGGTTAAGTATAAATTTAAATGCCGCACATATAGAGATTATAGAAGAGGTAAAATTCCTATTAAGTAAACTGGGTATTCACGCAGCTATTACCTTTATCAAACCAAGATTAAATAAAAAATCTGGTTTCCCAGATGTAAATGGATATTATAGATTATCAATATCAGATTATAAGAGTGTAGTTAGATTTTATGAAAACATAAAATTGTTAGTAACAGCTAAACAAAATAAATTAAATAAAGTAGAAGAGTTTAGAAAACTACATAAAGCACAAGAGCCTTATAAAGTTGTTATGCTTAACGATGATAGTGGAGAAATTAAAGAATTAACAAACTTGCGATTTAACACTATTAAGAGTATAGATTTTGTAGGGGATAACGAAGTATATAATCTAACTGCAAACAAAACCAATACTTATATAGCTTCAAATATAATCACACATAATTCCGCTGGAGATATGGAAGGTGGTGGTTCTGAATCACTTAAGAAGATTATCTATCAACCTGAAGTATATGGTTGTTTAGCCTATGATAATATATATGAAGAACAACCTAGGTCTGGTAAAGTAGGTTGGTTTATATCAGATACATGGTATGCCCCATCCTCAACAGATAAAGAAGATTTCTTAAAATTGATTGAAGAAGATAAAGACCTTTATAAATTTGTAAATGATACTTATGATGAAATTATAGAAGGTGTAGATATACAAGGTAACTCTCATCATTGGATAGCTAGAGCAATATTACTGGATAAAAGAAAGAAAGCTAAAAGAGGTAGTAGTAGAAGTTATCAAAAACTAATATCTCAGCAACCTTTATATATTACAGATGCTTTCTTAATTGATGAAAGTTCACCATTTGATACAGCAACTGCAACAATGGCGCTATCTACATTAGAAACTAATGAATCTGAAAAAGGTGTTCCATGTAGATTTGGGTTAACAGCAACAGGAAAACCTGAACTTATTATAGATAATTCTCTTATACCTGTTGATATACATCCAATACCTAAAGACTTTAAAACAGATGGTGCATGGATAATATATTCTAAACCAGATGCTTCGAGTACATTTAATTATTTTAGATATGTTGGAGCTTGTGATACAATTGACTTCGGCTATGATGAAACTTCAGATTCTGGAGAACATTCAATGGCAGTTACTTGGATAATGGATTTGGTAACAAAAGAAATTGTAGCCGTATATGCAGGTAGACCACCTAAAGCAGAAGATTATTATGAACAATTGTGGAGAGGGGTTGAGTTCTATGATGCTCAATTGCTATACGAGAATAACTTAAAGGGTTTATATTCATACTTTGCTGCTAAAAACAAGTTATACTTGTTAGCAGATGAACCATCTTCATTAAAAGATAGATGGGGATACAAATCAAACAATAGAATAAAAGGGTTTCATGCTACTTCTGCCATTAATAGTTATGCAAGAAGTTTAATTAATAGATGGTGTGCAGAAGAAATAGTTGTTGGACAAGAGATGGATGGCACAGTAGTTAAAACATCAAGGATGTTTACAATTCCTTCGAAAGCTCTTCTTCAACAATTAATAGCTTGGAATCCATTTGGTAACTATGACTGGGTTTCTGCATTTATGGGTTTAATGTTGATATTATATGATAAAGAAGCATTGATTGATACTACATCAGATAATACAAATCCAAGATTAAATGATAGAATGTTTCAGAAATTCAATGACAAATATGTAAAAAATAATAATGTATGGAGCAATCTGGACAAAACAATAAGATAGTAGAACTTCCTAATATAATGGCATCTTATAAAGCTAAAAAAAGACCTTCTTGGGGTAAAGGCTTTATAGATTATTATACTTCTTCATCAAGTAATAATGGTGGTAAAAGAAAGACTACTGAAGAAATGGATGAACTAATTTCATTTTATAATTCGGTAATTACAAGACAAGAACTTAAAAAACATTTAGACCCATTAGGAGTTGATGATAGTGATGAAGTAACTGATGCTGAACAGAATGCATTTAGTTTCTATGATATATTGGCACAACCGTTATCTACATTATTTGGAGAACATCTAAAGAGAACATTTGACGTAAGAGCTTATGCTATTAATCCAGATGTTGTTAATGAGAAAGATAAAGAGTTTAGAGAACAAGCAATGCAAAAATTCTCTACATTAGCTCAACAAAGAGATAAACTTAGCGAGGAACAAATGAAAGCTAAGGTTGAAGAGATAGAATTGATGTTAAAGAATGATTTGCAAACAGCCCACGAAGCAATGGCTAATTCTATCCTTAAAGTTATTCAACAAGATAACGATATAAAAAGTAAATATGTATTTAATAAGGGATTTAAAAGTTATCAAATACTTGCAGAAACAATATTTAAAGTTGACCATGTTGGTAATGACCCTAAGTTCAGACATGTTGATTCTAGGAACTTCAGAGTCTTTGGTATTGATGAGTCTAATTTTGTTGAAGATGGTTATGCTTGGGTAGAAACAAGATATATGCATCCGTTTGATATAGTTAGAGAATTTAGCAAAGACTTATCAGATAGTGAAATAAAGAGAATACTAGAGGATAATACAGGTGGACTGTATAATCCTATTATGAAATATGATGCAGTAGGCGGTATATATAATTCTTCTAATTATGAGAATATACCATATGTAGTATTACCAGGAGAAAAGTTTGATAGAAAAGATTATTCTATTACAGATGGTAAAGCATTATTTAATGCGGTTAATAAATCAGGTTCAGGTTTAATTAGAGTAGAAAGAGTTGAGTGGAAAGCACTTAAAAAGATAGGTTTATTACAATACTTAGACGATGATGGTACTGAACAAAAGACTTGGGTACCTGAGGAATATGAAGTACAAGCAGACTTGAATGAACAGATAGAGTGGTTTTATGCAGAAGAGATTTATGAAGGTACATTAATATTAGATGATATCTATGCAAGAGTTAGACCTCTACCTGTACAAATGAGAAAGATGTCTAATCCTTTTACTGTTAAACCTTCTTACTTCGGATATATAAATTCTTACGGTGGAGTTAAATCACAATCAAGATTAGAGCGTTTAATTCCTTATCAAAGGATGTTCAATATTTGGATGCAAAAATTGATTACTCTTTGGACACAAAATTTAGGTAAAGCTACTGTTGTAGATACAGCTAGGATACCTAAAGGTATGAATACTGAGCAATGGTATATGTGGTTAAAAAGATTTGGACTTATGTTTGAAAACTCATTTGAAATGGGTAAAGAAGGTACTGCCAAAGGTCAATTAGCTGGGCATATGCAATTGGGCAACAGAGTAGTAGACTTATCATTAGCTAATGAGATAGACCAAGCTATTAAAATGTTATCATGGATTGAAGAAATGGTAAATAAAATAGCTGCTGTACCTGCTCCACGTCAAGGACAAATGAGTGGTAATGAAGGATTAGGTGTTTCACAACAAGCTATTATACAGTCAACTCAACAGACTGAAGAAGATTTTTATATAATGGATTTATTAGAGGCTAAGGGATATGAATTAATTCTTGAGTATGCTAAGAATCTATGGAGAGATGATAACTTTAAAAAACAATATCTTTTAGATGATTTAAGTGCTTATGTATTGGAAGTTGATGGAGCATTGTTAAATGAAGCTGAATATGGTATTAAGATTACTAACTCTGCTAAAATGTATCAGTTAACTAATACAATGCAGAGTTTATATCATGCTGCAATGCAGACAGGTGCTGCTACATTATCTGATATTGCATCGTTAATGATGACAGAATCTCCTTCTGAGATGTTAGTTAAACTACGTCAGACAGAAGAGAAGAGGATAAAACAACAACAATCTCAGCAAGAACAACAAGGTCAATTACAACAACAACAATTGCAAGCTCAACAAGAAATGATGCAGATTAAGCATCAGCAAGACTTAGAGAAATTGCAATTAGAGTGGGAGTTTAAATTGATGGAAGCTGAGTTGAATAGAAAGTATGACGCATACAATCATTCTTTAGATACTAATAGAAATGGTATAGAAGACCAAGTAGAATTAGATAAAGAAAAAATTGTACAAGACACTGCTAAATTAAAGATTGCTTCTGAAGAAAAAATTGCAAGAGAAGAAATGCAAAATAAAATTCAAATAGCTCATATTAATGCTAAGAAAGCAGCAAGTAAAAGTAAATAAACAATTTAATATAGTAATAACGATTTAATAAGACAATTATGACTACTAAAGGTAAGACCTTAGATTTAACAAATGTAGACTTAAATTTTGAGTCAGCAGAAGATTTTGCTAAAGCATTAGAAACCACTGAAGAAGGTTCTTCAGAAATTCAAGAAGTAGATGATTTTGAATCTATGATTAATAATGAAGAAGATGTAGATGATGTAGATGATGATGAAAAAGAAGAATCATCTGAAGAAGGAGAGAGTGTATCTACAGATGATTTGATTAGTTCATTTGCAGAAGAACTATTTAGTCAAGGTGTTTTACCTGACTTAGATGATAAAGCAGTTAAAAGTATTAAAGACTTTGATTCTTTAAAGTTAGCTGTTCAATCTCAATTAGAAGCTTCATTTGATGCTTGGAAAAATGACTATAAACAAGATATTCTTAATAACTTAGTAGCTGAAGGTATTATAGAGAAATCAGATATTAAGATTGATATGGAGAATAAAATCTATAAAGAATCTGATTTAGAGGATGAGGATACTGCTAAGGTAATGCTTAAAGAGTATTATAAGATGAGTGGATTGTCTGATAAGCGTATTGCTAAACTTATTGAAAACTCTGTTGATGTAATTGATGATGCTAAAGATGTTCTTCCTGAGTATAAAGAAATGAAAGAGAAGAAGCAATTAGATGTAAATAAAGTATTAGAGGAACGTGAAAAACAACTTATTAAACAGAGAGAAGAAGCTGAAAAGGCTATTGAGAAAAATGTAATGGACGTTGAGGCTTTTATACCAGGACAAAAAATTGACCGTAATTTTAAACAGAAAGTCCTAAAACAGATACCTAACACGGTAGAAAAGCTACAAGAAAATTGGGCAAAATATCTACCAATCCTCGGATACTTAGATGCTTACGGAATTTTAGATGGTGATTTTAGTAAGGTTACTAAAGTTACTGAGACAAAAGCAGTTAATACCTTTATGGATAAATTAAATGCTAAAAAACAAAGTGAGAAAAAAGAATTGAAATATTTTAGAAACAAATAAATATAATTATTTAATATGGGAATGCAAATATTAGAAAACCAGCTAATGGGTGTTAAAAGCTGGTCAGGTTATACAGATAAAAACCATTTGATTAATGCGTATGGTTTAGACCCTGTAGCCGTTGAAGACCGCCTTATTCAAATTGGTAACAGAATGTTGGGCGAAGATTTTTATTCTATGGTGATGTCTAACGGTGTTAAAACCATTAAAGCTGGTGAAGACATTTTACGTTGGAGACTTGAAAATGCTCGTGAAGAGAACTATCCTCTTATGGCAGCTTATACAGATGAAAGTATGGCTACCTTAGTTAGTGCTGCTCCTGCCGGTTATGTTATCTCAGGTGGACAAGAGTTCTTCTTGTTATTTGAAGGTAAACCATTTAGCAAAACTGAATTGATTACTAGCCACAATCCTGATGCATTTAGATTTTGGGTTAAAGGTGAACCTCAAGCAGTTGGTGATAACAAATTCTTGTATCGTGTTGAATTGAATGCTACTCGTGATTCTATTGCTCCACTAACAGAAGTTGCTGCTGGTACACGTTGGTCTGCTGAAGCTTCATTGGTACCTGATACTCGCTCGTATGAAGGTGCTGACATTAACTTCTACACACATGCTATGATGGAGACTCGTATGAGTCAATTCCGTTTACAGCATGAGATGGAAGGACGTATGTTTGATATTAAACCTCTTGCTTTCTTTGTTGAAGGTAAAGGTGGTAAAAAAGAAGTATATTGGATTAGTAACGTAGAGTTTGCAATGATTAAGAAAGCTCGTATGATTACTGCTAATATAATCATGAATGGTCAAAGTAACGTTAACGCTGATGGAACTGTATCTAACATTGATAAAAACGGTTCTGCTGCTACTACTGGTCCTGGTTTTAAACAACAATGGAGTTCTACTAACCTACACCGTTGGTCAGTAAAACCTAATCTTGCTTTCTTAACTGAAATTGCAATGGATGCTGTTGTTAATAAAATCCCAATGTCAGGACGTAAGATGATTATCAAAGCTGGTGAATATGGTCTTGTTGCTTTAGCTAATATGGTACAAGAAGCATTTGGTTCATCTGCTTGGACTGCTCGTCCTTGGGCTACTGACCAATCTGGTAAGAATTTCAAATGGAATGGTAATGATGTATTTGTAAACATGGGTCAAATCATGGGTGTTGCAACTATCAATGGTATTGAATTTAACTTTGTAGTTGACCCTTCTAAAGATATGCCGGGACGTAACAAAGAATATCATCCACTTGGAGGTTTGGTAAGTTCTTATGAGTATGAAATCATGGGTTTTGGAAATGAGAAAGAAAACATGAAGATTTTGCGTCGAGAGAATGAAGCTCCTATTTGGGGTGTACTTGAAGGAATGCGTGGTTGGAATAAATCTAACACTTCATTTACTAATCCTAAAGCTTTAGCTACGGCTGTAGATGCTTCTACTATTCACTATTTTGAACCTGGAGTAGGCGCTGTTGTATATGACCCTACTTTGGTTGTACGTTATTATCCTGATATTTTAAAATATTAGTACTATAAGTAAGGTTTGCTGCTTAATTGCAGCAACCTTATTTTTTTATATTTATTTTTCAACGTTTTAACAAATTTAATTAAAAACAATGTCCACGAAACCATTAACAAAAAAAGATGAAAAGACTGCAAAAGTAAATGCAGCAACTGATGAAGTTACTAAAGAGGTTACTCAAGAAGTAAGCTCTACTGATACCCAAATGCAAGAAATGCAAGCTATGTATCAGAAAGTACAAGCAGGATTAGAGGAACTTGCAAGAACTAAAAAGGAAATTGAAGAGAGAGCAAAAGTATTACATCAACCAAGTTCAGAGTTTAGTCCTTTGCAAAATAAAGTAATTACTTTACGTCCTATTGCTAAAGTAGCATCACGAGTTATCCAAGATAAATCTGAAGCAACTTGGTTAACAGGAACTAAAAAGTCTTACAATGCTCAAGAAGATATGAATGGTAGGATTATCAACCCATTAACTTTAGAAGAGCAAAAGTTCTTTGAAAAATTACTTAAAATAGATTTATCAGTAGATAAACCTTACGATACTAACTTTTGGGTAACTAAGCAAGCGAGGATTATTGCGCATAAAACATCACGAGATTTGAATAGTGCAGAAATTAAATTCAATCTATTACAACCTTACGATTATATTAAGTATAAAATTGCTTTAGCTCACAATAGGATTGCTAACAATCTAAAAGAAGCAGAATCCAATCCTTTATATGAAATGGTAATTATAGATGAAGATGCAGTACTTGCACATCAATTAGATGCAATGGAAGTTGAAGATACTGTATTAAATTATCTTTACACTAATAAGAACCATAAAAAGAATCTATTAGACTTATTAAGACTATATGGTATGTTAGGAATTAGTCTATCAACACCTGTTGAAAAGCTATATTTGGAAGGACGTAAATTAGTAGATAATAAGAATGCTTGCTTGAAACTGCGTAATTTAATCGAGTTAAATCCTGCAATGGTTTCTCTAAAGGTTTTAATTCAAGATGCTATCGCATTAAGATTTATATTAGTTAGAGGTAACGAATACAGTTTACAAGGTGGACAGGTTATTGGGCATGGATTGACACAAGTAGAACAATACTTTAATGCTCCAAATAACCAAACAATAAAATTAAGTTTGGAGGAACGTGTTAAAACAGCTTTGAAACAACAAAATTTATAATATATAAATGGAAGCTAACAGAATGAGAGCCTTATTCCTTCTGAAATATGAAGGAGCAAGGTTGGCAAATAGAACCTTTAATGATAGAGAAATTTCAGATTTCTTGTCATTGGGTCAACAAGAACTTATTAAGCAGAGGTTTGCACCATTTAGGAACTCTAAAGGAATTGGGTATAACGGTAGACCAGATGTACCTCAATCTAAAGAAGTTAGAGATGCAGAATTAATAGGATTACTTGCAATCTCACCAAAGATTAAACATACCCAAATGATATTGGGTACAGCAACTAATGGTGGATTGAGAGATACTGATGGAGATGTTCAGCCAACAGGTACAGGTAATTACGGTGTATTCTGTCCTCAACCTAATGATGCAATGTATATTCTTGCTGAGTATGCAGATACTTGTGAGAATTACCCTACACTTGCTGCTGATGAAACAACTGCTACTGGCGTAAGATATAATATAGACGTGATTAATGTAAACTATAATGAATACAGAAAAGGAATTAGAGATTACTATGCACGTCCATTTAAAAACTTAGTATGGTCAGTGAACTACGGTGCTTATACACCTGGTATTTTTAGTGAGGGATTAATAGGTGAAGCAGAGAAGAAATATAGCACTGAAGGAGGAGTTAATTATAATATGAGTGGTTCTAATTTACCAACAGGTATTAACGGAATTGATACTGTAAAGTTAAATACTGATAGAAGTATAGTTCTTTTACCTGGTAAAGATAGAAAAGTACTTAATTATCAATGTACTTACTTAAAACGTCCTAAAAATATTGAAGTAGACGTGGTTAATCCTGCTACTCAAGTAAATAGTGAATTACCTGATTTCTTACATGAAGAGATTGTAGACTATGCTGTTAAATTAGCATCTGCCTCAATTGTTCCTGAACAAGGTAAGTATCAAGTTAATCAATTAGAATCAAAGGAAGATGAATAGTCTTCAAAAACAAGTTTTAAAACAAATTAAATTTTAAATATATTATGTTTAGTAAAAATTACATCAACAATATTATTGTTGCAAATGGTACAGCTAGAACTCCTAGTGTACAAGTATGGGACCCTAGAACAGCTGCCGCCGCTACTTATTTACATGCTGGTGAAGTTGTAGTTACTACTCCTGTTGGAGTAGTTTGGGATGGTACTGTTGCTGTTCCTGATGAGATTATGTTACAATTTCGTCATGGTGCAGGTTCAAAAGTACAAACCAAAGTTATTCACAAAAATGATGTTAAAAGTTATTTCTTACGTGCTTATGCTGCACCTGTAGAAAAACAAATCACTGTTGGTATTACTGGTACTTATGTAGTAGGAACTACTTATATGATTAAGTTCCGTATGAATGGTTATAGCTGCTCACATTTTGCAGGTCTTCCGTTGACTAAAACCATTGCTGTTGTAGCATCAACTGGTACTACTGCTGCTAACTTAGTTACTGACTTTGTTGCTAAAATCAACGCTGATTTAGCTGGTGATGTTATGTGGAAAATTGTAGCTACTGGTTCGAGTGCAAACTTGATTTTGACTGCTCAACCTTTAGTTGCTAGTCCTGGCAAATATGAATATTCTCAACTTGATTTCATTGTAGAACTAGTAAACTTTACTGGTACTAAAACTGTAAGTCAAGTAATGAATCCTGGTACAGGTCATTATGCTAAAGTAGCTCAAATGGAATATGAAGGACGTCAAGATTATGGTGTTGTACCTTTGGTAACACAACATATCCCTGCTACTCCTATTACTTTGAATGCTCAATCAGGTTGTACTTATGATTCAATCATAATTAACTGGGAGAAAGAACAAGGTACTTTTAGCAAAGATACTTTGTTGAAAGGTTCTATTACTGTATATTGTGACGCTGCAACTGCACAAGGTCCGTTAGTATATGCAGCTTTGGAAGCATTCTTAACTGATACTTTTATACCTTAGTATTTAATTAATAAAAGTGCGTGAAATTAAGTAGCGCACTTTTTATATTTTTTTAATCTCTATTTACTACTTATGACTGACGGTTTAAATTTTTTACAGCAATTAATATTAATCTTAACGCCTGTTGTAGGTGGAATGTGGGTAACAATACAATTTTTAGTTAATAAAAAGATTATTACAGCTAATACTTTTAAGAAAAAAGAAGTTATTCACAATGACATAACTCCTAAAATAGATAAAAGAAGAGAGTTGATGTTAGAAGAAGTCGCAGTACTTAAGAATCATCCTGTATTTTCTGATTTAGAAATGATAAGACATCATCATTTAGATGAAATATATAGTAAGTCTAAACAGAAATTACCACAACTATTATTCATTACTCAATTACAATATGTATTTGCAGTACATCATCAAGATTGTTTAACTGCATTAGCCAGAGTAGAGAAAAATTTAGATGCTCCAAAGAACCTAGTTATTAAAACATTAATAGCAACTATACTTTTAAGTAAAGAAAATGTAGATTGTCTAATAAGAGAAAAGGGAATTAAAATGTCTGTTGCGTCCAAATTCAATGTTTGGTACAATGAACATTTTAGTTGGTATTTTCCAATGATAGAATTGTTAACATTAGACGCTACTGATTACTATAAAGAATTAGATATATTTTTAAACTTAACTAGAACTTTTATGAGGGCTGTATTAACATCTGCTCAAAATCATATAGATGTTTTTAATGGAGAGATAACTTCAGATATATCAGAAGAAGAGTTGAGTAAAATAGATTTCGGAGCTTTTAATAAATATTTAGATAATGTAAAACAATGAATTTAATAGCACAACATACACATTTCTTTGGGATACTTATAATGTTGCTAGGCACCGCTTATTTATTTATTTTGAAATACAAATCAAAAACTTTTAAACCTATAGGTGCTTTAGAAGATACTAAATATAAAAGATTTGTTAGAACAATTAATTATACTATCTTTGCATTTATTTTACATATTTATGCCTCAGTAGTATATGCTTATTATAGACATTTCACAGATACTTTAAAGATAGAACCTGAAGAGACTTGGATACAATTAGATGTAGTGTTTACTTTTGCGTATACGGCAGCATTAGTACTTTTGCTAAGAGGAATAGCACACAGCGCTAAGAAATATGTAATCTTTTTTAAGAAAGAACAAAGTGATAAACCTTATTCAGATAAATATAAAATATGATTAACTTTGATATAATTTTAAACACTAATATTTATGTATATGACACAACAGTAGTTGATGTTTATAGCTCATATACAATAGATAATATGACAATGAATGTTACTTGTAATAGAAATAGTATTAACAAAACATTTGATTGTAAAGCTCATATCCTTTCACCTGAAAGAGAATCTTATGAGATACAAGTAATTAAACCTTCCGATTTTAATACAACAGCATTTAAAGATGGCTTATATTCATTTACTTATACATTAAATGCAACAAGTAAAACCAATAAATATATTTTGTTTCCTGTTGTACAAGCTAAATTTGATGAAGTAGTAGCT